AATGGTTTGCTGTAGGAAGTATCTATTGCACATATCATCTACCATACCGCAAGCTGCGATAATAGTATCGTTAAGATATGGGGATTTTGTTACATCCGTAGAATATTTTACTAGGTTCGGAAACATACTTGTCCGAATCCAACATTCATCGATCGTTGTTGGATGCCTAGGATTGTTCTTTGTACCATCTGGCGTTAAAGACATTGTTTGATAACATTAACTTATTTTATACTTTAATATTATCATTTTGTCCTAACCTAGAACTTTCTATCTAAATAATCAACTAATTGTTGTGCAACGGTTACATTGTTGTAGTTTTCAAGTACAAACTTTCTAGCTTTCTTACCTTTCTTCTCTGCTTTGTCCCTATTGTTGTATACCTCTCTCATAAGCTCTACAAGGTGGTCTACGCTAGGTTCGGCCCATTGCATACCATCTGCTTGTAATGAAGGTGGATAGCCCTTCCAATCGCCTCTAGGGACGTCCACTATCTTATAGTTCAATGGATATGCTACATCAGGGAGTACAAAGTCTCCAGTTCCACTCCAATTGGTCGCTATGGTTGGAAGTCCAACACACATAGCCTCTAGTGGTGGTAATCCGAAGCCTTCTCCCCTTGTAGGGAATACAAAACAGTTAATCTTTGCAAAGAACTCTGATATTAGTTCCTTAGGGCTTAATGATTGAGTATACAAGCGGATTCTATCATCGCTCTTTAGTAGTTCACCATCGGCAAACCAGGCGTGAGCAATACCGCCAACAGGAATAGTCTTAATGAATATGCCTACATTAGGGTAGTCCTTCTTAGGGAATGCCTTTCTGAATGCTTTTACGAGTACATCAGTACCTTTTCTATATGTAAGTGTACCCATTGTTCCAAATATGAATTCATCATCTTTAGGTGGCTTGACCTCAGGGAAATTGTCCACCTCAAGGCCAATAGGGATAACTTCCACGTCTCTTTTGACACCACTATCGATAAAGGCTTGCTTCTGGTGTGAACATGGTACAATTACCCTTTCGCAACTGTTATTCATGTTGTCTACCCAACTCTGTGGAATTCTTGAGGCTTCTAACATAGTATATCCTATATATCTTTCCGCTACTCTGTTCTTGAATTCAAAGGCAGGGAAGCATTTAACATAGAATGAATCTATTTTGTCCGTAGTCCTCTCTAATATCTTTGATAATCTGTCAGGAATATAGTGTAAATCCGTTCCTTGCCATGTACTAGCCACAACAGATAGATTACAAACCTTGTCCAATCCTAGCATGAACCCTGAAGAAGCGTTACCATAGCCGTTGTTATACCCTATCGGGCCGTCCCAAATGAGTTTCCTGTCATCTTTCCACTTAGCGGGGTCAAATGGGGAATATGGAAATGAGGTCTTTTCGCTTACAGCTATCGTATATTCCTTGTTTCTAGCTAATTCCAACGCCATAGAATCTGGAATCTCACACGAACCATTCATAAATTGATAAATCTGCCCTTTTAGGAATACAGAAATGTTTGGATACCTTTCACAGAATACTTTCATACTATTTTGCTCCTTAATTTAAGTAGGGAAAGTGGAGCGACTTTCCCCATATACATTCTACCTTTTAGTACATTGCTCCTATGTACTTTTTCCTAAATAGAATATAGCACATTGTACAAAAAAGGGGGTGTTTTACCACCCCCTTTTCAAAATCTACCAATAGACTTAGAGAGTATCTAAGACGTTCGTGATTTTTGCCATCCATGGTTCAGCCTTGACTTCCATGGCGGTATACTCATTGACAAAGAAATCTCTCTTGTCAGCGGTTCTACCTAACTCTTCCATTCCAAGAGCCTGTAAATCAACCATTTTGATATAAGGCATAGATAGAATGAACACTGTTGAAGTTGTTGCACCACTTGGAGTACTTGTTGATCCATTATCCAAAGGATATGTGTTCCCAGGATTAATGAAGAAATCAGGTTGTACATTCAAGTTTCCAATGCTTGTTAAGATATTCTTTACTCTTTGTCCGTAGACAATATTATCTCTAACTTCACCACTTACAACTGTAACTGAGGTTGTACTCTCATAGAGGTTACTGATTTTGTCAGCTACTCTGAATGATGTGAACATATCAGTTGCGAATCCACCCTGTTGACCAATTAAGTTACAAGCCTGGTCTATCAAAACCTTTGATATTGTTGCACCTGCAGCGTCTACTACGTTAGTAGTAATCAAAGAATCTAAACCATTGTAAGCAGCTTCTCCTGTAGTTGGGTCTATATAGGTACTATCACCCCAGAAGTTCAACCACTCTTCAGCTTGAATTGCTCGTCTTGTAGTAGCCTCAATCTCCTCTGCGTATAGGTTTACTAATGCAGCACCTTGAGCTTGTGCCATTCCTGTTACTGTTCCGCTATAACCAACTGCTTTGTAGCTTGTGGTTCTAGTGTAGTATAGGCTGGACTTTGCTTGTGGCAATGCACCATCACCATATACTGCTTTTCTTGGGTCTGTACTCTCACCTGAAGCAAATAATGCCTTTCTTAGGTTGAATGTGAATGCACTACCCACACCCTGTCTTCTTGAGACCATATCTCTAAAAGGTGTATTTCTGTTTGCGATACTTAGCAAAACGCCATCCAAATCCTGTCTTGGTGTTATTGCGTTTGCTGTCCCTACGGTAGGACCATTGATATCAGATGTATCGATAGCTTTCTCAATTCTTTCGACATTCTCCGACACTAATTTTCTAATGTCTTTCATTGTTCTTGTTTTTAAATATTATGCTAACTGTTCTGCCACGTCTGTTATAGTCTTAGGCTTGTCTTCGTTGTCGGTTGATTTCTCAATAACTGGTAAACTTGCCCTTGTCTTTTTCTGAAGTGGTAGCCTTTCCAAATTCTCGACCTTATCCTGAAGTGATTTAATAATTACGTTGTTTTTTTGAATCATTTCTAAAGCTTCCTCAATTGGTGTTAGAGGCTTTGGCTGCGAAACAGGTTCATCGACCTTATCAGTCTTATTAACAACTAGCTTACTAACCAAGTCAGTCAAATTCTCGACTTTCTGGTTTAACTGTTCAATTTTATCCTCTTGAGATTCAGATTTGTCTTCCTCAGCAGAATCGGTAGTTTCCACTTCCTCTTCTTGCTTAGATTCCTCTTCTTGAACTGCCTCTTGGGCTTCTTCTTGAGCATCATTCTTTTCCTCAGCTACTTCTTCGGATTTCTCCTCTTCTTTAGCTTCAGTGGCCTCTGATACTTCCACAACTTCATCAACCTCCTCAGATTTCTCTGGTTCGATTGATTTGGTTTCTTCTACAACAGGTTCTACCTGCTCTTCTTTTATAATCTCTGTCATTTCTTGCTCCTTTTTAATATTATCTTCTTGAGTCTTTTTATAACTCTTAGAAACTACTTCCAAAAATGATGGCTGGTAAGCAGGCCTTGTTGTTATGCTTATAGCCTCTGGTTGAATATCAATGTATTCAGTAATGAACTTCTGTAACATTTCACTGTAAACAGTCTTAGCCTTTTTAAGTAATCCTTCTACAGAAAACGCATACTTTTTACCTTGCCCTACCTTTTTGACGAGGTATGGTACTGCTGGATGTTCTTTGTCTAATCTAGCCTTAATAAACAAACTATCGTCTTCTAATAGTCTAGCCTCAACAACTTCTCCAAGATTTGCCAATACTTCTCCCTTTTCGTGGTTATCAGTAAGTGGTAGAGGCAATCCATCTACGAACTTCTGTAATGCACTTCTGCTAAACCTACAATCATCTAAGTCCTCGCTTGTTCCACTTGCTATACCTTGAACAAACCAGTCCCCTGATTCCTCATAAGCCTTTTCAATTTGTACAAAGTATTTGAAATCTCCCATAAGAGATATTGTATCACTTCGTTTTTTGACTACTTTAGACATCTAAATCGTTGATTAAAAGTTTAATCTGCTCCGTCTCACTCATTCCTTCTTCTGCTTCCTTGATATCATCTTTGTACATACCTATCTCCTTATCTAATCCAAGTAGCATATCCTTTTTCTTCTGCTCTCTAATCAATTTCCTTACTGTTACCATGTTGCCATCAGCGTCTTCCACTTCTGCTAACATGAATAACTTAATAAACTTTCCCTTACTCTTTTCTACTTTGTACATCATTGTTCCAATGTGTATAAATTTATATATAACTTATTATAGTATTTTGTTTAATTTGGACTCGCACACGGTGCTCGATACTTTTTACCAGCGATTGGTCCTTCAATATCTAAATAAAACTGGTAGAAGTTTGCGTCCTCATTGGTTGCGTCTTCATCTCTATCTGTGAACACTACTAGGTATCTTGTATCTGTTACATGAGCATAATTTTGATAACCATAGAACGTAAGAGTAGAGTCTACAATCGGCCTATCTATATGTGTATCCTTTCTATATCCAGTAGGTGTAGAAAATGCATCCTCTGCATAAGCCCAATAGATAAACAGTCCTTCATCATTTATATTGTATTTAGCCGTGGTGTAGTACGTCCTTCTATCTGCTCCCAAGACGATTAGTTTATCTCCGTGTAAGAATGTGGTCGGTGCAGGAGTAAAATAGGGTGCTCCTATGTTTGTCCTTGTCGGTGTACTCCATGTTGCACCATAGTCATCACTCGTAATCTGGTAATAATTAGAGCCATAGGTGGTATAGTTTTGGTCTCTACATATACAGATTATCTTACCCCCTCCAATATACGAATAACTCGGCTCGCTTAAATTGTATTCGTGGCCAACGGTATAGTCCCCGACAATCACTTCATCTCCCCATGTAGCTCCGTCCGTGCTAAATTGTACAGACAGTCTATAACTTGTAGCCTCGTCAAAGAAGCCTTTCATATACCCTTTTGTAGGAACAACTATTATATTTCCGTAAGCCACAGGGTCAGTAAGAGAGGAAACAACGTCCACTGGGTCGCTCCATGTGTCTCCATCATCATCACTGTAAAAGGTTACCCCTGTTTTTATGGCAGGAGCGGTATAATCGTGTATCCAGATAAATAGTACTATTCTCCCATTGGCTAATTTTCCACCATTTACGTTTCTATCGTCAAAATCACTATTATAAAACTCCGCAGGTACTCCCCATGTCTCGGTAGCAACATCAAACTCTCTTCTGTATATTCTTCCTGTGTTTCCAGTATGTCTCCCACTTTCTCCAGCTGCATATCTATAGAAGTGTATGATATTTCCGTTCTCTTTTGTGATTAGACAAGCCTCAGAGGTGTGGTCAGCAGAAACTAAACTGTCTATTACTGGTGTATGTGTTATTCTCATTGCTCTTTATAGTAAAGAAGATATTGCGTAGACTACTGTCTCCTTGATATTTCCATAACTGTATAGGTTCTCGTTTGATGCAGCGGCTGTCATGGTATTAAGGTAATATGCCGTTTTTGCTGTAACAGACAAACTCCTTTCCCTATGTGCATGGCTTCTTAGAGTTATGCTTCCTGTAGGTCCTATGTATGCAGAGTAGAAGGTAAATGATGTGTCTGATTCAGAATTATTCGCCGTAGATAAGGTTGTTTGGACTGATGCTGTTGTTCCAGAGGTCTCCTGCACACCATATAAATGATAATATCCTAAATCCCATGAACCGATTGGTACTGATAGAGACACACTCGCAAGGTTGTACCATGTGCTTGCACTTGGGCTACCTTGAGTTGCCCCCGTAGTGTCCTTAGCAAATACCGACCATTTTAAAGGTTCAAGCGGGAATGAATACGGAGCTTTCATGTGAGAGTAATATGCCGCAGTGATAGCACTATCCTCAAGAGGATATGCGGCAGTCCCCGTACTAGGATTTATCTCTTGAAGGAAGGAAATTGTGGTGTTAGGGGAAGAATATGTCGGGGTCTTGCTTATTATTCCACAAACCAAGTTTCCCGCATTGGTCATCATCACTCTCATACCATCGGAGAATACACCTGTATAATCGCCTGAAATGGTAACAACCGCAGTCGGGTCATCAATTGAACTATACGTTAGTGTTGCTGGGAAGGGAATCCATGCACCACTTGCTGATTGCAAATTAGTTCCATTTCCAAATAAGTAGCCACTTATATCAGTGGTTGTACTTGTAGACAAGTTTGGGTCTGGTAGTCCCTGTGAGTATAAGTCCCATTTATTAGCAGCTAAGTCAGTCGCAAACGTTCCTGAAGTATGTGCAACCCTACAGGTGTATGTACTACCACCTTCCTCAACTTGGTCTCGTACAGCGTAACCAGTGGAAGTAGCCCATGGCCCTTTGAATCTATAATTGATTACTTTTTTAATAACATTGTTTGCACTCATAATTGTTTGTGTATAATCTTATGAATAGTAGGTAAAGCGTACACCCTCTCCTGATACTGTGGAATCTATGTATACGTCAGCCAAATCGTCTATCTCTAATGTGTATATATCACCAGCTTCTAGCAATATCCCAGTCCCAGTAGCTTCTGTAGCGTCTACTCCACTACCACCAACAGCTATCAAACCTGTATTATCTGTTTGAGCTTGAATATCGACCTTTTTACAAGCTGTAGAAGCAGCTAAGGCTACGTCTGTTCCAGCTGTTGTTACAACTTTAACTCCATGACCTATCCCTGTTATATCGTGTCCAACTTTACCTATTATAGCCGTACCCGCCGCTAAGGCTGGTAGACTCAATACATCTACGTCTCCAATGTCCACTCCACTGTTTGCTGTAAGTTTACCTATTCCCGCTGTTCCTGCTGCTAATCCAATTGTTTGTGAAGCTGCTATATTAACAGTTCCAATAACCTTAGTAGTTTCTGCCGCCAACGTAGCTTGTGTAGCAAACGTACCAGCATTGGTAACTGCTCTTGAAGCAGGGTTTTGTTCCATATATGAGATCTGTTTGAGTACCTGCATCGCTGTAACTGCTGTTGTGTCTGTTGCTGTTGATTTCGCATCCGTTTTAGCACCTATTGTTACTATTGAACCATCTACATAGGTATTAATTGCCGCCTTACTTGCTACTGCTGCTTGGTCTGTTGCTATTGTAACTCTTTGCGAACCTGTGCCTGTGTTCCCTGCACCCATCAAAGGTGTTACACCATTGATTTGAGCATTATTTACACTCTGGTTGGCTGTTAATTTCCCTATATCTACGCCAGTGTTTGCCCCCAATGTAACACTACCATCAACTGTAATTGCGTTTCCTCCGTCTTGAATGTTCACTGCTGCTGCACCCGCTGCGTTATTGATTGTTACGTCCCCAATATCTATTCCAGTAACCATCTTTGCATTCATAGCTGCTAGGGTTGTTTGTGTAGCAAAATCTTTTCCCGCTATAGTTCCTGTATCAGCGTCTATTGTAGTCAATAGCCCTTCTATACCATCAACATTGTCAATTATAGTATCTTGTTTTGCACTCGTTGCAAACCCTGTAATGGCTGCAGGTGGGGTGAGTGTCGTTACTGTTGCAGCTGGTAATATAACGGGTACTGAAGCTGCTGCTAACGCTTGACCAAGAGCTGGTATATTATCTGTCTTGGCTTTGATCGCTGCAAGATTACCACCAGCTTCAAGTGCAAGGGTAGAGGTATTTAGATTCGTTCCTGCATTTGCCGTTACAGTTCCAGTTACAGAAGGTAGAGTTAGTACATCAACCTGCATTTCTGTACCCGCCACTGCACCTGCAATGGTTGTAATCCCTGCATTTGTTACTGCTACAGTACCATCTACCGTTAAAGCACCACCATTATCTGTTACAGGAATTGCGTCTATGTGTTTTACATATAATTCTCCTTTGTTAGTTCCCCTAGCAGAAAGATTATCCCCATCGGTTGTAGTTACTGCGTCTGGAGTATCGGCTCTAATAAGATTTATTGCTGTTCCTGTTGGATTTGCTGCTGCCGCGTCATCTTCTACATATTGAACACCGCCACCACCTGGTATATCTCCAATTGCAGTTATGATATCATCTTGCTTTGCTGACGTAGCTAATCCAGTCGTATCAACAGAGGCGTTTACGTCTAGTTTGTTCCCTGTTACCGTTACTGCATTCCCCGCTCCATCAGATATCTGTGTTTTCTGGCTTGCGTCTGTCTGGTTTGCTGCAATATCATCTAATACTGCGTTATCAGTAGCTGAAAGATTAGCTGTAACCGTTCCACTAATAGGCTGTGTAACCTGCCAGAATGTGCCTGTTACTGCTGTAGTTGGAGCTGACAAGACTTCCACCTGCAAATTCCCTGATGAGTCTGTAGATAAGGCTTGTGGGTTCGTACCATCGCTTCCAAGCACCAATAACCCCTTTGAAGGTGTACCAGCACCATCTGTATAAACCGTGTCATCTAGGAGAGCTGTAGAGGTTGCTATATTTCCTGTGTCCCCATCGATAGTTGTTAGTAATCCTTCTATGCCGTCTACTGAACCCTCAATTCCGTCTACATGAGTAATAATTGTGTCCTGTTTTGCACTTGTTGCGAAGCCTGTAATAGCTGCTGGTGGGGTGAGTGTCGTTACTGTTGCAGCTGGGAGTATTACTGGAACACTAGCGGCTGCAAGAGCCTGTCCTAAGGCTGGGATATTGTCAGTCTTTGCTTTTATTGCTGCAAGGTTTCCTCCTGCTTCTAATGCTAGTGCCGAAGTGTTCAGATTCGTGCCAGCATTAGCCGTTACCCCACCGTCAACAGTGATTGAATTTCCACCATCTTGGATATTTACAGCACTTGCTCCCGTGGAGTTGTTCACTGTTACATTAGCGACTTCCAAATCTACTTGTATAGCACCACCTGAGTCTGTCTTGATTATTCTCTTTGTAGTGCCACCATCATCAGAACCGTATACTGCTACAGCATCCGATGTTTGAACTAAATCTCTTACATCTAAATTAGTTGCTTGTACTGTAGTTGTTGGCATGGTTAAGACATCTACCTGCATTTCATTTCCGCTTATAGCATTGTCTATCAATTCCACTGCGGTTTTAATTGTACTACTATTAGTCTCAGTTATTGCTCCTGAAGTTACTGTTACATCATTGTTAGCACCCAAGTCTGCCGTTACACTTCCTGTTACAGTTACATCGTTGTTAGCTCCTAAGTTTACAACTAAACCACCTGCTGTAGCTAGAGAACCCTTAATAGCTTCTGTATCTGAAGCTATATCATCGAGAACTGCGTTGTCGGTTGCAGATAGATTAGCTGTTACTGTACCGTCCACCGTTGTGGTTTCAACTCCATCATCATAGAGAATCATTAACTCATCAGTATCACCCATGGAGGTTGTATCGTATGTGAGGGTTAGGGTATTTGTATCAAACGTTCCACCTAACAATGGGTCATTGAACTGATAAACAATTATGTTATCCACTACGTTGGTTATTACGGAGAATCCTTCAATATCCAAAGCACCTGAAAAGGTGATAGTTTTTGCACTAGCGTCGAATGTATATGTTGTTATCCTTTTCTTTCCCATTTTATTATTATTAAACTTATAATGCTGCGGACATTGCTATGGCGAAATTCCTAGAGGCCTTCTCAGTATCTAACTCTATTATAGCGTCTTGTACATTTACAGAACTTATATCTCCACCTGGTGCAAATGTTACATCGCTAGCAGCGGGATTAGTCCCGCTCTCTGGTTTATCCTCTAGCACATACTCACTTGTTGCTGTTCTGTATACGAGTATCTTCCCGTCTATTGGGTCTGTTTCAGTTACATCAAAGCCTTGTATTTTTGTAGCATTCCCCAACAACCCTGTTGTGTCTGTCAACTCACTTACATCCGCGGGAATTTCGCTTTTAAGGGCTATGCTAGACTTATCTGCTGAGTATACAGGGTCAGTCTCGGAGGTAAGATAACTCCCTGCTGGTTGGAATCCTGTATGTCCAGAATTCACATAATCTAGCTCAGTTAAATCACTATGTGCTGTAGTACCAGTTCCACCTGTAGAGTTTATTTTAACTTTATCCCCATCCTTCTGAATGGTTACGTTTGTACCAGCTTTTAATTTGTCCAACAAGTAACCATTTTCATCATCAGAATCAACTTTAACCTTTCCATCTGGCCCTCTACCACCACCTTGTACAACAACTTTAGGTATTCTCTTTTTAATCTCCTTATCAAAATTCTTAATAGCCCTTATGTCTAGTTTCTTTTTATCTTCTGTGATTGATTCTAGTTTATTGACTATCTCCTCGGGTTCTATCTCAGTCCCATCTTTACCGTCTTTCCCATCAAAGTAATCTACTCCTTTCTTGGGCGTGTAGGCGTCTATGCCGTCCCGATAATCCTTACCTTTAACAGGGGTAACTTCTTTTTTAATCAGTTCAATCTCTTTCTTTACAAGATAATCTACTCCCTTTTTAGGAGCAATTTCTTTCTTAACCTTAACCAATTCCTCTTTAGTTAAATAATCCTTTCCCCTTACTGGTGTTACCTCTTTCTTAACTTCTTCTATTTCATCAGGAGTATAGTAATCCATTCCCTTAATAGGAATATATCCTTTGTCCATGGTCTTCTGTATTCCCCTCTCCGATATACTCTTTTGAATCCCCAACCATGACTTTGGTATGACAGACTGTAATACACACCTATCGTTAGGGTGTAATGGTAATAATCCTTCGGCCTCTCTGAATGTGTATTCTTTTTGTGCAGCCATTAAACACAGTTCACAAGCGTCTACTGCTGTGCTTATTCTGTATTTCATTATTCCTAACACATGAGTTTGCTGTCTTATAGCCTCATTGGCAGCATAATTGGTTTCTGTCCTTGCTATCTTGATAGCCCTATCTTTATCCATACCAAGTACGTCCTGTATAGCATTGGTCATCTGGTCTATTGTAGCCCCACTCTCTATCCCTGCGCTTATAATTGTAGGGACTTTCTGCATTGTGGTATCGTACAACTCACCTGCCAACCATTCCTTTCTATCATCTAATACCTGGTTGTATACTTTCATATCGTACTGGATATCAAATGACAGATTCATAGCTCCAAGTATTGCGTTGGTCATGCTTTGGCTACCTACTTCAGTCGCCAGAGTATTGAATGAATATCCTACAGCATTCTGCATAGGCGTTAGTAAAGTTGTGTTGTCTATTAGGAAATCGTCTACTACAATCAATGCCCCAAGTTCTTTGGTGAGTTCTGATTCAGTTGGAACAAGCATTTTTTCATCACTCTTCCTAACCTCTTGATTCTGGTGAGTAAAATCGCTAATAATTCCAACAGCCCATTGAAAAACAGGGTAATTCCATTTAGAGAATGAACTGATGACCTTTCTAGTCATTCTCTCTTCGGCCTTATCCATTGTAGATTTAATTTCTAATGGATATTGCTCTCCATTTTGTATATGCTCGTTTTTATCTTCCATTATCTCCTTATCCTATGCTTGGCTAAAATATCATTCACCGTAGCAGGTTTCTTGATAGGGTCTAATCCATCTCTTTCTCTTAGTTCATCTACAGTCCTTAGCCCATTCTTAATCTGTATCTCGTCAATCTCTGCTCTCTGTTTCTCATCCATCTCGACATCTGAATCCCATACGAATTCTATCTCGTTAAACCTTTCATCGACGGTCTCCGCTAAATCTCCTATCAGGTCATTATTAAATTCTTCACTTATTACTCTGAGTACGTTGTCTATACCCTCAGATGTGATTCCTTTCTGCTCTTCTGCAGTTGATCGGTTGCTATTCATCGTCAAACCTATTTCCTCTGGTGATATTTCAAACTCGGAACATACTATTCTGGTTAACCATAGATTCAATTCATAGAACTGCATATCTTGATTGGTAGGTCTCAGTAGCTTGATATCTGCCTTTTCTGCGTTTGTAAATGGAGATTTCCAATTACCTTTGCTTAACTGGTTATTGAATGCCACACTAAATCTATTCAGTTCATCTATTGGGACTCCTGCAAGGTTAGCCCAAAATGGAGGCACTTTCTCAGAGTCAAAGTAATCTGCGTTGTACATCATACCCTGAAGTGAGGTCATTACCGTGCTTATAACATTCTCTATCGGAGAGTTACCATAACCTAATCTGCCAGCTTCACCACTAGGATTCATAACAAATATCAACATATCCTTGTCTTCTAGTTCTGCAATAGGTTCTACTGTATCTTGAAAGAACTGGTAGTATGCAGGCTCTTGGAATAATCCGTATTCATCTATGTTTGGATAAATAGTACTACCATCTACCTGGTGTAATTCAACAACCTCTCCCTTAACGTTTCTTACTTTTTCAATACAACCTCTATCCAATGCAAGAATATCTTCAACTATCTTTGATACTAGAGTTCTAAAGGTATCATCATTGTTATTAGGGAATTCTAATAGTTTAGTAACGTAACTAACAAAAGGCTTTAATGATTCATGCTTATCAGAATCTTTAGCTCTTATAAACCATGGTGTCTTTGTTACTCTATGCTTTACCCTGTCGATTACAACTCTTACAACATCGTTATTCCTACTCAGGTTTCTAAGGCTTGAATAAGGTATTCCTGGTTTTCTTCTGGACTTCTTACCGTCCTTACCTTTTATGACTGACGCTCTGCCAGTAAATTGGTCTGCAAGAGAGATTTTACTTGATAATTCTTTTGTCTTTTTATCTTCAGCCACTATAGTATAAAGCCAAATTTATTTTTACAAGAAGGGGCGTATGCCATTACAACAGCATCGGAATAGTCTGGACTTCTTCCAATCTTACGCTTTACTTGTTCCTTCTCTAATAATATTATCATTTTGTCATTTATCTCATACTCGTGTGCCGTAAAGTCTCTAAACAACTCTTCCCTGAATGGGCAATCCTTATGTATAAAGATTTCTCCCTTCTGTATACCCACTCTAAACTGCCAGTATGAATAAGTTCTTAGATTCTTGTAGTCTGTGAATTCCTCCTTACTTTCCACCCCTTCTCCTCCCTTATATGAGTTCACATACCAACCCTGTCTTCTCATAGCGTCTACAACGCCCCCACCGACCCCTACAGCATCTATTTCTATGTCTTCATACCCAACACCCCATTGTGAATAAAACTGTATTAGCTTCTGTGCTATCGCCCCAGAGATATCTACATTGCCCATTATGGGTACATCAATCTTTTCAAGCCATACTAGAGTATTCCCGACCCATACACTGGCTACAGTACTATCTCCACCCTCCCTAGCTACGTCTACCGCCCCTTTCTTCTTCTCGGCTGGATTATAGTTGTTTACTATCTGATTCTCTAACCATTGTGTTAATACTAATTGATTAGACACTACCTCGTAGTCCCAGTTTCCGTAGAGTAATCTTTGTTTCATTGATTCATCGTCTAACTCTTGCAGGGCTTTGACATACTCTTTGGATATCCTAGGATTGTCCGTTACTAATGCAGGTAAGAAGAATCTTCCTTCTTTTAATGGCTCTCCTTTAGAGTGAGGCTTCCAGAATTCATCATAAAGATAGTTCTTTCCAGGATTACACGTCTCCAATAGTTTAGGAATGAGATGAAACTCCTCTAGTTTGTATCTGATTCTAGTCTTCATGGTGTCTCTCACCTTCTTTTGAATCTCTTGAGCTTCATCAATGAATCCTCCTGTATATTCCATTGAACCTAAATAATCACATTCAGGGTCGGAGGGTATGTAAGGAAGCTCTTTAAGTACTATCATTGAATCGTTGGCAAACTCTATTCTTGAATCTATTATTTTATACTTGAAATCAATCGCTGAGGTAAGGCCAAACTTTGTTTTCATTACTTCAAGTAGGGTAAGCAGAGAACTTTCTCTGATATCTTTATTAACCTCTCTTGATAGAAACCACCTTGACCCAGGATAGGTTATTGCTGATTGAGTTAGCCATATACAACCAAGGTAAGACTTACCTCCGCCAGCTCCTCCACCATACAATAATTCTGTAATGTTATTATCTGGTTTAGTTAGAATCTGGAGAGCCTGCTTCTGTTTCGGGTTGATTTTTATCTTCTTCGTCTCCATCTTCTTCAAATACAAATTTAATATTCTTCAAGGGTGTTTTCAAATTCAAGTCTATCTTATTCTGTATTCTTGTCTTGAGTGCATTATACTCTTTGATCGCACCGAGCTTAGTATTAAGCTCTGCATTCTGCTCAATTAAGAAAGCTAGTTCTTTGTCTACTCTTGCGTTATTTAATATTCCTATCTCCATCAATTCATCGAGACGAGCTAATATCTTAGTGTTTCTTAGTAGTTTTGAAGCATTGACCATAGCAGTCTGATATGAACCTTTTTTATTAATATCCAGGTCGTATGCTTCTATGTATGCTTGTGTCCCGTTACCAAAGAACTCTCTATCTGTAGCATAAAGTTGACAAAATAGTTCCTGCTCAGGGTTAAGTTCTGTCTTTCTTGTTATTGGTGTTAAATCTGATTCATTTACTTCACTCATTATATTTCGCTATCTAATTTACTTTTATAATGTTCTATAATCTTTTCATACTCTTTCTTATAGAATTCAACAAACTCTTCTTTAGTAGGCTCTCTCTTTAGTGTCTGCCTACAGTAGCAATATAATACGTCTCTTAATCTTCTACTTGGAGACTTGTAGGTTAGTGTATCATTCTCTGGTAGATTCTTTAGTATTTCATCTATATCTATATCAACATCATTGCCTACAGTGGAATCAGTAAGAACAACAACTGCCACGTTTCCTCTAGCTCTATCTATCTCAGCAATATCATTACTTGTAAGTTCAAGAAGGGAATCACACTTGATCGAGACTGAACCGTCTGCACGTCTTCCATAGTTCTTCAATTCTGACTGTATTACCTTCATTTTAATACTAACTAAATTATATTCTCTTGTATAACATGTGAACCTGTATCTACCTCATTTACTGCTCTATTAAATTCATCTATCTCGGCCTCAACGTAATCTTGTAGGTGGGTATATTTCAAGTGCATAAATACTG